TCAGACTCTTCACTACGAGTTTCTTCTCCGTCAAGGATAGGCCAGCCTGCTAATAAAAGATCAGTAGCAGACGCAACGGCGTACGGCTGGCTGATGTCATCGCCAAGATCTGGGATATTTCCAACAACAAAGAAACGTGTTGCCGAGTCCTCGGCAGACTCTTCCATAGTAACGTCGATAATACTTCCAGGATACTCGAATACAAGCTCGTCTGCACCATAGCGACTTGGTGGAGACACCTCTCCCTCCGCAGGAGGGTTTGGATAATCAATAGGCAGTAAAACAAACGTACGTGTAAACGTAGGTATTTCTCCGATATACACGAGCTCGCAGTCAATGCGATACTCAAAACCGTCTACCGTGTCAGAGTACTCATCGAGTTCTTCACCGACTGAGCGAAGCTCAAATCCGCGGTATGAATTATTTGGCACGTTCTTTCCGCTATATGCGTTTGTTGAATACGCGATGTCAATGTCAGAGTTTCCAGGAAACGGTCCGTACGTTCCGATGTCTACAGTTGATTGAACAACCGCCGTACCACCGCTTACCGCCGTCGCAACCATGTCGCTGTCTGCAACGTATACCCTAAACGTAGTTGCACTTGGAATATCTACAATTTGGTACTCGCCGTCAAACACGATGATAAGAGAGGCAGGGTCATCTACGCCAGAAAGCACAACCGTGTCATATTGTGCAAAACCGTGAGAGGTACTTGTAGTAATAGTTGCGGTAAAGTCTGTGATGGACTTAGATGTTACTGTTTTAGTTATGTTCTTTACCGAGGATGTCAAAGATGATGCAACAGTAAAGGTAGTACTACTAGGCACCGACGTTACATCCCACAAACCGTCTAGTCCAGCGGACACGTTATAGATCTCCACCGTCTGCGTAGGAATTAAGTCATGTGCAGACGCGGTAGTAACTGTAGTAATACTTGAAGGCGCGGTAATAGAGGTAATTTGTATACTGGTAGTAAGCGCGGGCTCTATGTCTGTATTAGGAAATGTTATGTCGCTAAAGTCAACAAGAATCTCATCGAGCAGCTGGCGTACGTAGTCGTATGTATCCACACGCGCATATACCGTCACGCCGACGTATGTCCCGTTAGGCACGGATGTTCCGGTAATGGTAAACGTCGAGTTTGTAGGAGATGACGCTATCGTGTAGTACGCGTTGTATTGAAAGTCAGAAACCTCTGGAAATATAAGACGAACAGACGAGCTTACCGGGAAGTCGTACTCTAAGGCTTCTAAGGTTCCAGTTAGTGTTCCGCCTGATGCAACTATAGTTGCGCCAAAATCATGTGTCCATGTCTTCCAGATATTGCGGTGGAAGAAGTAGCTGGTAAACTCTGATGCGCTGACGCTCAGTTCACGCTCAACAACGTTGTAGTTACGGTTCCAGATAATTCCGCCCCATACGCACTCGCTGTCACGCACAACGTAAAGTCCTGTTTTTCCAGGCATGGTGCTTTCGTATAGATCCATTGAAGCCGTCTCCGGGATAACCGGTATGGTTCCGCCAAAGCTTCCTGCAGCCTTGATAGATCTTTCAAAGGAAACTCCCTTGAAAGGAATTTCTGCAAGTACCTGGTTAGTTAAAAGATCGGTAGTAAAGTATCTATATACGGCTGCGTCTGATTGATACAGTGCCATGGGTTATACCTCACTAAGTAGATTCGTCGTTGAGTACATTGTATACTATCCAAGCCATGCAGAGCGGTAATACACAGTTAAAGATGCAGAGCTTGTTAGGTCACCTTCATCATAAAAACTAAATACGTTTGCGCCAGGAGCTAAGAGTGTCCACTCTGCAAGAACGTCGATAAGACTACGCTTGCCGACTACGTCACCGTTAAGTGCGACCTCATGGTCACGCGTATCGACCTCAAGAATATCCGCGCTAGATGTAATCGTCCCGGAGGCAGCTCCAGATACTACGTTGGTAGCGGTTTTAGCATAGGTAAGCGTCGTAGTTGTTGGCACAGTTAATATCGTAAAGGTACCATTGAATGTAGAATCAACACCAGATACAACTACCACGTCGCCTGCGAGAAGCCCGTGCGCAGCCGAGGTTGTTAGCGTTGCAATGTTTCCTGTTAGAGCCTTGTTAGAAACGGTAGGTGTTAAGACTCCGCGCAGCGCGCCGATGATGGTAATAGACTCGTTGGTTGTCTCGTTAAGGATAGTTGCAGGACCAACGATAGGACCTGTAACCTCGAACACAACGGGTGAGTATGCGTTTCCTGTATTTGTAACCGTACCTGTGCCAGATCCTGCGGTGCCGGAGTCTTCTCCTGCAATCGTCACCTCGCGATAACCTAGTTCATGTCCTTCGTACCACTCGTACTTAAGAGGGTCTGCTGCACGTAAGCCGATAGAAAACTCTGTGCGTCCACGCGCATTTACAGTTTGAATATCTGGTTGACCAGACAGGCGAACAAACGAAGCCTTCGTAGGATTTTCATTTGTCTTTAACCATCCGCCTACGTATACAAGATCTGTCTCTTGGATAAGCTTATCTCTTGACACAGGAATTAGCGATGGGTCTGGAGTAAGAAAGACTCCGTTAAGTGTAATTTGACGAGCCTGGTATCGTCCGCGCACGTCGTAGGATCCGTCTCCCCAACCGCGAGGAATATCACGTACCTCCGGCTCAGGATGAACCCACCAACCTTCAATATCCGTGCATACCCAGACAACGCCGTTTTCATCTACCGTGTTAAGAATAAGACTTCCGATTGAAACGTCGGCGTTAAGCTGCATTCCTGTGATCTTAGGAATAGGCAGTGGTGTAAGCCCTAGGTTGACGTACTTGTTTTCAGTTGCCTGTGTTACGTCGTCAAAATACTCGCCGACGTAGGACGCAGCCTCAAAGATAAAAGCATCTGCGTAAAACTTCTTGCTAACCGTGCCGGCCAACGGTTGAACAATTGAGATTAGCGCTCCAAGGGCTAATGAAGGCGCTGTCATTACACCCATTAGTCTTATCCAGTCATCGCCTGGAGTGTTCTCTAAACTGATTGTGGACGTCGTGGAGATAAGGCTACCACCGCTTAGGGCAGTGTACCAGCCGACGTTAATTTGAAAGGCACCGGTTTCTTCTCCCGCAGGGACCTTTACGTATCCGGCAACCGCATACGAGGTAGCGGCGGAGACAGAGATGCGAGATGCAATCACCGCACCTGAGTTTACGGCCGCGGCCTTCGTAATTTCTAGGCAGGAGGAGCCAAAGAACGCGTCGGTGGTAATACGAGTAATCGTTGAAGATCCTGTGGCAGACCAACCTGTTGTGTCTGTCTTAAACGAAGGGTTGACGATTAGGTTATTTCTCGCCATGTTATGCTCCTCCGCGACGAAGTTGGAATGCGATTTGACGTGAAATTATAGACGCAAGCTCTGACTCGTTCATACCCTGTGAAGGATAGACGTTAATTGTTGCACCTGCGCCTGAGCCACCAGCTAACATCTGAATCATAGCGCGATCTCGCTTAGATAAACCTTGCGGGTCAAGAGGCTCAACACGCTCTGGACGTCCAGCTTCACCGATACGCGCGATTGTTCCACCAGGCGTTGCTGGGACAATTCCGCCTTGAGCAAGCTGAGGGAATCCTAATGTAAAACTTGGAAGAGTTTGGTTAAAGACAGTCTGTCCACCAATTTTTAATTTTTTGCTTGCTACGTTTGCGTTCCACCAGGCTTTTGCGTTAGCCCATGCAGTTTTTAAGCCATCTGTTAACCCGCTCCATATATTGCTAAGACCGTTTCCAATTTTTCCTGGTATTGTTTTAATGTAAGCAATAATTTCAACAAACTTAGCCTGCACTGCAGTGTATGCTGAACTGAGACTACCAGTTATCCATGTCCACATGCCAACCGCGGCGTCTTTAAGTTTTGTCGGTATACCTTTAACAAATGCAACAATTTCATCAAAGTTCTTTACTACAGCTAGAACTAGCAGACCGATTGGCCCTGTAAGTATCGCAAGGATAAGTGGCCAGTTTGTCTTTATCCACTCTAGCGCCATCGATGCGCCTTCTTTTACTTTTTCAAACGCCTTTTGTACAGCTTCTCTAAACGTTTCACTGTTCTTATATAGAAGTATGAATAGTCCTGCTAGTACTGTAATGGCAAGAATGGCAATTCCTATAGGGCTTGTTACAAAGAACATGCTAAGTTTGCCTAAGTTAGTGAGAAGCTTAGATAGCCCTTCCTTTGCGGCAATACCCGCAGCTTTTCCAAAGTCAAGTAATTTTGTGCCGCCTTCTTTAAGTGCGCTGCCCATGTCTTTTGCTATTGCCTTTGCGGTGTCTATAGCGCCTTGCTTTACCTTATCAAAGGCATACATACCTTTAAGCGCGATTGTTTCTAGACCCGACTTAACACTGGCAAGAACGGGAGCAGGCACGATGGCAGCTACTATTTTACCGATATTTTGTAGACTGCCAGCAACAACCTTTAGACCAAAGTTTCCGACCTTGCCGATGGTGCCAAGTGCTAAGCCAAAGGCTAAAACTTTTCCTGCAGCATCAAGCACGGACTTAATAAACTTATTTTCTAAGAGTGTATTTATTGCAGTTAAGACGGTATTAAGCGTGTCAAAGAATATCTTAATTGCGCCCGCGTCGGTAGTTGCCTTTGTAAATTTAAGAATACTGACTACTAGTCTAGCGAGCGATGGGCCTGCCTCGACTGACGACTTAAGAATATCTCCAAAGATAGGAGCGCCGCCCTTTAGTGTATCAAAGAATACCTTAACGTTCGGGTCTGCGCCTACCTTAAGGATTTCCTTAACGAATGCTCCTACGGACTCTAGAATCGCTATAGAGTTTGTCGCGGCTCCCTTAAAGTATTCTGCCAAGGAGTTTTTCCCTGCTACCGAGCCCGAGAACGCTTCAAACTTGCCTGTAATCTTTTCTAGCCACTCGAGGACGATGTATCCTCCGCCGCCAGGTTGGAAGTTGGCGCTGATTACATTAGATATTCCGCTAAATAGATTTCCAAACACTCCGCTCAACTGAGCGGCGATATTTCCTGCCTTGGTAAAGAATGCCTCTAGCTCTCCGCTAGCCTGTCCTGCGTTTAAGAATTTTGCAAAGTCCGCAGTTTTCTTAGTTAAGAAGTCTGTAAACTTGCGAATAAGAGGATCTGCCGCAACAAGGATAGAAAGAATAGAATCGTAGACGCTTCCTATTGTTTTTCCAAGACCTTCAACGACGTAGCCTGAAGTCTCAAATACTTTTTCAAGATCTTTAATGTTCTCTGGTTTGACTATAGCGTCAATAATTGAGTTAAATGCTGTGCCGATAGAAGTTGCAAGGCCCGCAAGCATGGGTTTTAGCGGATCAAATAGCTCTGTTCTTAGCTTTTCAAGACCGTCTTTAATAAGAGGCAGTAGAGCCGCGGCAGCTGCGTCTCTTAGATCTTTGAGTGCAGGGATGAAGGTGTCTACAAGATATTTAACAAACTCTTGCGCTGCAGGTGATAGGCCATCTAACGCATTTGCGTATGCATCAACACCCGCGGCAATTCCTTCTGCTGCTTTTGCTTGATCTTCCATTGCTCGCTCAAGATCATCGTACGCATCTTGAATTTGAAGGATGATGTCTGCTTCTCGGTCTTGATAGCGCTGTTTAACATCGGCTATCTTCTGCTCTGCGGCAAGAATTTTTTCTGTATTTGCTAGTTTTACAGATACAATATTTGCCTCAGCTGCCTGCTGGCTACGTAAGGCATCACGCGCTGTCTGAGCAACGTTTGCCTGTGCTTCTTCTTGACGCTCTAGCGCGTTGATGTATCCTTCTGTATTTTTAGGATCTCCAGCTAGCTTATCTTGTTGCTTTTGAAGATCTTTATTCTTATCCTTAGCACGGCGTAGACCAAGTTCAGCCTCAGCAAACGCAAGTTGTGCTTCACGACGAGCGCGGGAATTTGGAGGTAGATCTTGAGTACGCTGTAAGGTCTCACGAGCCTTTTCAAGAGTAATAGATGCGCGCTTCTCTGAAAGCGCTGCATCCTCTGCGTCAAAGCCAATCTGTTGAATTTCTTCACGGCCGTCTTCCAATGCTTTTGTAAGTTCAAGTTGTGCATCCTTAAGGCGATTGTTCGCCTCAATCATTGATTCAGTATTTTTTTCTTTTACAGAGGCTAGCTTGGCATACGCCTCTCCTTCATCTGCGTTTGCTTCTTCAATTGCCTTTGCCTTGTCTAGTTCTGCCTCAATTGAATCTTTAATGCGGTCACGCTCAAGACGCTGGCCGTCTACGACCAACTTCTCTATGCGCTTTTCAATATCTTCAATTCGTCGCGCCGCTGCAATTTTAGCTGCCGTGTTGTCTTGCGTTGCTTTCTTCTGCTGGTTTAGTCCAGCAGAAACAGCCTTGCCTACTCCACTAAAAGCCGCAACAGTTGTTATAGCCGCAAGACCTATTGCTGTAAGTATTCCAGGCAAAACTACAAGTGCAGGCGTTGCAGCTCCTAGGATAGAAACAAGAGATACAAAGCCTCCACCGAGAGAGCCAAGACCTGCGATAAGAGGGCCGATGGCGGCGGTAAGTGTAAAGCTTGTTCTAACTAACGTCTGAAAAGCTAAACGTGCTGCGTCTGCTTCTCCTGCAGAGAAATCAAACTTCTTGCCTAGCCCTTTAGACAGACCGTTACTAAATCCTTTTGTAAAGGACTCGCCCACAGACTGGCCGTCAGATCCAAGATTTATGCCACCTAAAGAACGGCGCACATCTCTTTCGAAGCCAGTCGTTATAGCCTTTACGACTATATACGCATCGCCAACTACTGCCACTTACTCACCTCCTTTCGGTTTTTAATTTTCTTATCCTCTAGTAATCGGTCCGTCAAGCGTGTTGCCAAATGGCTGGTCCGCTGCGGCATTTACTACTGTAGGTCTGATGAAAGGCTTAGTTTCTTTTTTCTTTTGCAAAGGATCAAAAGGAACTATCTTTTCTTCTTCCTCTTCTGATATAAACTCGTAGTCGTCAAAATTCTTAGTGTAGCCTTTTCCGCTGGCTGTAGAACCTGAAGTTGTCGAGTAGGCATACGAAGAGTTGTAAAAGTCTTGATAGATAGCTACGCGGGAACGATCTCTACCCTCTGCCTGTTCAACAGTTGAGTAGAACAGATCGTCTTCAAAGAAGTAGTGCAAGACGTCGAGCATATCACTTGCCTCCATTTCCTTTAAGTTTAATCCGTTCACGAGTGCTTTTCCATTAACGTAGGGCCAGAGATCTATTCCCCAGGAGACGAGACTTCTGGCCCCTGAGTCGGGCGTGAGGTATAACCCTCAACTAGCCAGGCGCTAATCTCTCCTAGTTTTTCCATCTGAACAATCTTGTCAGGGTGTAGAAGTAGAGCGTTAAATCGCTCGTAGCTTTCTTCCATAAGAGCATGCTTAAAGAAGAAGCTAATAGAGTTGGCAGCCTCTGCCGCATCATCTGAGTTTGACTTAGAAACTAGGTCTAAAAGAACTTTTCCTTGTAGCTCTGGACGGCAAAAAAATTCCTCGCCGTGAATCTTAAAAGATATTTCTTCTTTTTGGCCGGTGTCTTCGGACCCAAAATCTTTGAACTTGGTCATTATTTCTTCCTCCGTATTGTGTTGGTGTCTTTATTAAAGCACGTGCTTTAATTCTAGGTTATCTTATCAAATAAAGGTTGTCCGCGAGGAACTTATTAGGCTTAGTTCCAGGGTGTCGCACAGAGCGTGCATACACTACGCGACCTCTAGAACTAAACCGAAGAACCTCTGCCCTGTTAGGAGTAATTATATGTGGACGTGTACCTTCGTGATGGGCGAGAGCATATCTAAGCGGAGACCCAATAGTCATACTCTGCCCGTACACTGCTCGTGACTGCGTCATACTTATAGAATTCTTTAATCTACCGGTGTCAACTCCTACTTGAGCTTTTGCAGCGCTAACGATAGCACGACCTCGAACATACATATGACGTCCTACAGGCCCGAAGGGACTGTTAAGAGTAAAGTCCAGTGTAGTCTTACGAAATACTACCCGTGTAGGCCCAAAGCTTACACCTATGCCTGAAGATACACTGGGCGCACTTACTCTGCCAGCTTTTTGAACACTACGACCTATCCGTTGCCCCAAATAGATTAGCGGACTGTCACGTATAATTCCAAAAAGTGGCATTATGGCACGACCATAGTTAGTTGCATAGCTGTTGTTTGAAAACCACCGTCAAACCCGGAGCTATCAGCTGTAGCAATGACGCCCATTCCAAACTCGTCTGGCTCCCATTGGTCAAGTCTATTAAGTAAACGCATGAACATCCATGCATCTACTACAGCTGCTTCAGAACCTTCTTGAATCTTGTCTGCAGAAGGAGCTTTACCGTTCTGTCCGACGACAGGAATTTCGCGCGATATAGAAATTGTGAGAACAGCACTTCTTGGCATTGTGCAACGTTGTGGAGTGCCTGCCTGGTCTCCAGGTGTTCCTAAGTACATTTGCATGAAAGAAACAACCAGTTGCTCGCAGTCAATTGCAGGCTCGCCTACAGTCCAAAGCCTGCGAGAAGGTAGTGGGACGTTGTTTTCTTCAAATACTTTAATTGTCTTCTCGAGTACTTTATCAAGAAAAACCTTAAGGCTTAACGCGTCTTCTGATACTGTAGAGACATCTGTTATTGGCATATCGCGTCTCCTAGTTGTCTAGTGTATATGTAGGTGTCGGTATGGCGCCAAGTCTAAGTGATAGGTTACCGGACGCAATATACACAGTTTCAGTTCCCCGTACTGCATAAAGATCCCACGTACCTGGGTCAACAAAGCCTGCGTAGGCATACGCGTCTGCGTAGGTAACCGATAATGTTAGCGTGTCACGAGACTCGTTTGTAACAAGCGCCGTTCCTGTGTCTGCGCCGTACGCAACGTTGCTTGCAACCTTGACGTACATAAAGGTAGTAGTCGTAGGAACATCCGCAATGTAGTACGAGCCGTTAAAGGTTGCGTTGATGCCTGAGATTGTCACGTAGTCGCCCTCTGAGAACCCGTGGGCAGTCGACGTGGTAATAATCGCCATGTTATCGGCAAGTTGCTTGTAAGAGACGGACTTAGATATATCATTAGTGATGGTATTGATAGACACGGCGCCTGAGCCAAGGTCACTTGTCTTAGTTCCGCTGTAGTTGCTGATCTTAAGGTTAGGTATCCATGTATCATCTGTAACTAAGAACGCGGCGTTGATGTAGTCGATGTTTACGTCGAGAGTTCCGCCGTCATTTCCCGTGATGACCATGTCAAGAACGCTTGGTGCAAGAGAAAGAGGCTTAGGGACGTGACGACGAGCGCGAGGAACGTCTGGAGAGAATACGCGTGCCTTTGCACGTGCCTTATCTGGGTTTGAAGACTTAAGGAAGAGATCTACAACGTATAGACCTGTGCGAAGCTCATCAATGAAGTCCTGGTTGTCAAGAACAGTGTAGGAAACGCCTTGACGAGAAATAGAAGTAACACGCTGAGGTAGCGCGCAGTCATCGTTGCCAGACCAAAGCTTAATAAACTCTGTAGCAAGGGTACGCGCGGCTGCCTTGCCAGAGGCAGGAGGTGGAGATCCGTATGTGTATGTAACTTCAATGTTGCAAGGTGCCCAGGCTGTGCCTGAACGTGCTTGAAGTGTAGAATGATCTACTAAATAGTAATTAGAAGGGTCAACTATCGTTCCGGTGCGGTCACGGACGGCGTCGATCTTAACTACAGGCCGTCCGCGTAGGCGTAAACGGGTAGATGGCGACATACCGTCTGTTGTAAGCTCGGCGTAGTCGTCAAATTCATCAAAAGGAAGGTTATACATGTCGCCAGCGACAAGCTCCGGCGTGTAGTTACGAGCAGAGGCGCCTAGACGATACGCACGAGATGCGCACACATATTTTTCTGTAACTGTATTGATTCCACCATACTTGCGACCAGACATAGACCATAGAAGTTGAGACGCTACCTTAACGGCCTCGTACGCGTATTCATGATCCGCGTAGATGTCAAGTTCTTCTACTGAAACCCAAAGGTTTGACACTTATCTATCCTGTCTAATCGTCGTTAATGTAGATCTTAATAAAGGAGCGGCATGCCTGTGTTGGTGGTAACACATCGGCATGCCGCTCACATTCTATTATTAAGAGGTTGGATCCTCTGTTGAAGCAATGATGAAGTCTACATCGTTATCAGCGTTGTAGTTTTCATTTCCTGGAACGTTGTATGAAGATGTTGAACCCTGTGAAGTAAAGTCTGATACTGCACGTGAGTTAGCAGGTACTAGAGCTGTTCCAGTATCTGCACCAGAAGTGATTGTTCCGCTTGTTGTTGTCGTATATGTGAAGGTTGTTGTTGTTGGTACAGTTGTGATTGTGTATGTACCGTGCAAGGCAGAGTTTCCGTTTGTACCAGCGATTGTTACTGTATCGCCAACCTCAAAGGTGTGAG